CTATCAAGAGATTGAAGAACACTACGGACACGGAGAAGAAAAACAGTTTCGAGACACCATTGACAACAAAATTCTTAGGGCAAAGTTTGACCAACTGATTAGCACACCAAGAGATTTGTACAGTAAAGAGTTTAAAGAAGAATTAAACAATCTCTTTGGAGACAATCATTTACTTACTGTCAACTTAAAGGAGAACAACCATGAGTAAAGAAATCAAAGACTTAGTAGATGATTTAGGTTGGGAATATCAAAGAATGACTTCAAGTGGTAGAGCAACGTATAAGAAATTATGTCTCAAACTTGGTTGGGAGTTTGAATGGGATGATGAGGAGTTAGGATAATGAAAACCTATCACATACGAGTTAGAGAAGAAAAAGTTGGTTACTATTCTGTTAGAGCTGAATCTTTAGCTAAAGCAGAAAGGAGAGCCTTATACAATCTAAGAGGAGAAACAGAAGGCGAAGTCTGTCCTTCTGTTGATTACGAAGAATTTAACCCAAAAGATTTTGAATAAAGGAGATCTCACATGCCTAAATGGATAACCCAAGTCGGTAGTGTACGCATTACCGCTAACGAGCTGGAAGATTTTATAAACCTGGTTGGCCTGCATCTGGATAAACAGACCGCAAGCAGACCGCAAACAAAAGGAGACCGCAAATGAGGAAACAAGAAATAAAAGACTTAGTAGAAGTTGCGTACCATATTTTAAATAGTACAGACGAAAACGACAACTCAGTTCTGCCAGATACAGTTTGGAAAAAGAACAGTCATGATAATTTAATAGAAAATTTATCGGCACGAATGCAGAGATCGCCCCATCATTTATATCATTTAGGCAAGATGGCTTCTACGCACTTGAAAGAAAAATGTTTTTTAGATAAATACTATTGTGACGACCTAGATTCTTGCGACCACCCTAAGATTAATGATTCAAAAGGAGACCGCAAATGAGTGAAAAGCTATATGTAAATATAAATGTATTAGATATAACATTTTATGTGTCTGATGAAGAGGGTAATGCACTACTAAACAAAGACGGAACTATAAAAGAGTTTCATCACGAAGGAAGACTAAAACCTCTTGAATATCTTTGTGACGATATGCAAGTTGAAGACTTAGAGGAGAAAGCTAATGAGTAAACACGAATATCAAAAACATAAGATAAAAGATTGGAAAATAGAAGTGTGTTCAGATAGTGATGGTCACTTAAATCTCTATGTCCAACATAAAGATCAGTCTGAAGTAATTATTTGTAATGCTGATATTACAGATAACGAAACAATGTGGGCAGACAGATTTACAACAGAAAAAATTGAACAAGAATATGAAAAAGGACAAAGCTAATGAGTGATATTTTAGAAACTATAGAAAGTAAAAACTACGTTGCCAATATACAGTTTGACACATCTCCGTTTAATCCTAGAGAAGATGATAATTTGGGAACTATAATCGCATTTCATTCAAGATATAACTATTCAGATAACAATGATTGGACAAAGGAAGAATTGTTAGAGCATATCCAAAAGGAAGATATTTTATCTTTACCTGTATATATGTACGAACATTCTGGTATTGCTCTTAGAACTACACCTTTTAACTGTAAATGGGATAGTGGACAGATAGGTTATATATTCGTATCTCATGCAGAGATTATTGAATGTTTTGGCAAACTTAACTTAGACCAAGCTGGGAAGAATTTGATAGCAGAAATAGACGAATTTTCAGATTACTGTAATGGGGAAGTTTATGGCTACCAAATTTATAAGAAGGACGAATCTCGACATGATTCAGATGATGTTGAGTCTTGTTGGGGATATATAGGGTATGACCACATCAAAGAAACTGTAGAAGAACAATTAAAGTATTTAGAGAAGGAGAAAACTAATGAGTAAACCAATAGAAGATGTTATTAATAATGAATATAACAATATATCTGTATGGGATGTAACCTTTTACAGACTTGATGATGATGGAAACCCTCTCGAAGATAAGAATGGGAAAACGATTATTTATACTTCATATAAAGTTGATTGCTCTTATCTAGCAGAGGGATTAGAGGTTGAAGATTTAGTTCCAGAGGACAACCCCAATCCCTAACAACGACCTATTCTGGATTATCTTGTGTGGCTTCCTCCTCACTTGTGCCTGTTTCCTTGTCTAATTCCTGGCCCTCTACCAGCTCGGTAGGATCTTTCCCGCCATTAACACCAGGCTTAGTCTCGCCCGCAGATTCGCCCGCAGATACTGCGTCCGCAGATTCCTCCTCACTCACTTCCACCACTTCCGCGTCCGCAAATTCCTTATCCAGGTCTGCCTGCACCGCAGCGCCCGCAGATTCTATCTCCTCGGCCCGCAGATGTACCTCGTCTGCGTCCAACTGCTTGAACGCCTGGCGATCCTTTGTCGACAGCAGACTCGCGAGCTGATTCTCTGACAACAACTGCTTCAAGCGCCGTTCCACTTCCGTCCGGTCCATCTGATCCACGCGTCCGTACTTGACTTCCTTCCGATCCACCATCAGACCACCGAGCTTGGCCCGTGCTACTTCCGCACCCAAAGCCGCATTAAAACTGCCCTCCGCCAACGCCGCATCGCGTATCTGCGCCAGCTTCTTCGCCGTCTTCTCGAAACGGATTTCGTATTTCTCCTGCTGCTTCGCCTGCTTCTTCTGGATCTCTTCCTGCACATGCACGAATTCCTCCCCGTGCAACAGACGCGTAGCATAGACGCCCGGATGTTTAAAGCCCGCTTCGTGGGCGCATTGCGTCTGCGTCTTGTCCTCGTACAGATACAAATTAATAAAAGCACGCTGGCGTTTGGTGATAGCTTTCTTGGCCATACTATTCCTTTACCTCCCCCTGCTCTTCCATATCACGCTCTTCTATATCACCGCGCTTGATACGAAAATAGTTTTCAAACGGCATACTCGCAAAGCGGATATACAGGTGCGTCTTCTGCTCGTCCTCCGTTGACAGTTTCTCAAACACCGTTTCCAGGTTCTGCAACAACGCCGTCATCAGGTCGGGTTCCTCCTGGCGTATCTGATGGAAACCCACCGCACCCGGCACCAGCTGCAACCGAATGCCCTCACCCTGCGTATTCATCTCTGCCAACGGCTCCAGGATTTCAATGCGTTCAAACTCCTTCACTCCCTCGACTACCTCACTTAACTTTTTGTTACTGCTACCCATACTGCTACTCTACCTTCCAGTCTCTATAACGAGAGGGCTTTTTAAAGCCTCTCTACAGTATCTCTGTAAGAGATTGCACAACCGCACAACTGCACAACCCAGTAAATATAAGGCTTTCAGCGGGGGTTGTGCGCATGTGCAGGGGTGTGCAGCTGCACAATCGACACAACCACTTAAGCCTTTGATTCTATTCAGCTTTCCAAAAGTTATCCACAACACTGTGCAATTTGCACTTTGCGATTTTGCACAACGGTTTCGCCTTTTAAACGCGTTCATTTTCTACCTCCGTTTCACTAACAATTGTGTCGTGATTTTCCAGAATTGCGTGTCCCACCAGAGCCACCAGTTGCGGTACCACGGCATTGCCGAGCGCCATCAGTTGCGCCTTGCGCTGGGGGATGTTGACGCCGACCCGTTCGAGTCCGTGTTCCCAGGAGCCGTCCACCCACGCGGAAATCCCATAAGTGCCGTCACCCACCCAGGATTCAACTGGGCCGAGCGTCCCGTCATTGCGTTGACCCGATCCGGCAGTGAGTTGCTGGGCTTGCGTCCCCTCTGCTCCAGCGTCTCCGGCGTACGTCCGCCCTTCCAATCCCTTACGAGAGGAGTCGGGTACAGCTCCACTTCCGTTTCCAGCCTGCGCTTGGGGTTGCCCGCCGCTATTTCCTTCCGGCTCGGACCGTTCGCTGAACTCACTCTCGGGGTCGGCCACATGTGAACCTGTTGTCCCAAGGGAGGTTTCTGACCTCCTCCCGGATGTTTCTTTCTCGGTTTCATTATATTGTTCGCATCGAAAGCTGTCGGTGTACTCCACATTTTCTGGGGAGTCGGGTACATGTGAACTGCCGTTTCCAGTGCATTTCCCTGATGCATTCCTCTTGGATTGTCCGGATTTTTGCCTGGACCGCCGCTCGAAGCTCTCGGTGTGAGCCACATGCGGCTCGGTTGTGGATAAACTACTTGCTCTCTTAGAGTTGAATGTGTTTTCCTCCCCTTCCTGTTTTTGTCGTATTGTTTCTTTAGAGCTTCTGGACTTCTCGCTTCTAATGCATCCATCGCGTTTGGACTCAGCCACATCTCGGGTATCCCCGTCTCTTGCGTCTCTTTCGGCGATCCAGAAGATTCTTTCGCGCCGGTGCGGGGCGCCGATACACGCAGCTTCAACACTAAAGCACCGCGCGGTGTAGTTCTCGCTGTCCAGATCCTCGAGGACGGAATCCAAACCGAGTCGAATATGTCCACCCACGTTTTCTCCAACGGCGTAACGTGGACGTAGTTCTCTAATGAGTCTAAAGTATTCCGGCCACAGGTGTCGCGGATCTTCTTCGCCGCCTTTACGTCCGGCGACGGAAAACGGCTGACACGGGTAGCCTCCGCAGATGAGGTCGATGTCCCCTTGTTTTGAAATAAGTCCGTCTGTTTCCAATTGTCCATAGTTAAGCTCCTTAATGTCTTTGTATAATTTTACCTGCGGCCAGTAACGGTGCAGGATTTCCTGGCAGAAGGGTTCAATTTCGCAGTGGGCTACCACCTCGAAACCACCCGTCGCCTCCAGCCCGAGGCTGAAGCCGCCGATGCCGGAGAATAAATCCAGTACCCTCAGTCTAGCCACCCTTCCATACCTTCATGACTTCGCCGTAGGACAGCTTGCCGAGTTCGACCTCGACCTTGCCGCTCGCCGTGTCCTCGCGGATGCTCGTGCCGTCGCGTAGCTTCGTCTCCACTACGCCGTTGTTAGCGTGGATGTATTTGAATTCACGCCAGCGCCGTTCCCGTGCCAGTCGCTCCCGTGCCTTTTCCACCTGTTCATTGTATTCCGTCATCTTTTTTCTCCCTTTGTTTAAGTAATTCAACCACATAATCGTAGTCGGGTACAAAATCTTCGACCTGTTGCGGTGTAGTGGGTTTGCGTTTAGTCATCGGTTTCCCACGGTTTCTTGCCTTCATTCTTAGCCAGATAATGCCACGTTTGTTTGCCTGGAACCACATGCGTTCGCACACGATCGCCCAAATACTTCTGCACGTAGCTGACTGCGTAACGTGCTGCTCTCTCACCACTAGCCATCTTTGCTTTCTTCAAAGCCTGGCGCGCCACGAATTCCATGTCGGCACGCGTGTAGAATTTAGTGATGTCCATTTGCTTTGCCACGACGCTCGCTATTTCAATCTCGTCGGGTCCCTGTTCAAACTCCACGCGCGTCCACTTGCCCTTGCCGTAGTCAAACGCCGCCGCGTGACTCTCGGGTTCACGTGCGTTACGCGCTTCGTAGAACATAGTGACGTTGGGCTTGTCGCCCAGCAGTTTAATGCCCGAGTCAAACCAACCGGCGAACACCGAACCACCACGGGCAGACATGAAGGACAGGTCGTCGGCGCGTTCTTTGCCAGTGTGATGAGCGATGATGAAGGCGATGTTGTGTAGGTCGATCAGCTTGTCCACGCGATCCAAGACCTTATGAATGTCGGCGTTGTTGTTCTCCTCGCCGTCAAAGAAGTTGATGAAGGGGTCGAGCATGACTATATCGGGCTTATGAAAGGCAATCTCCTCGCTAATCATGTCGATGTCCTGGTCGCGCATGAAGTTTTTGCGTAGGCGTCCCGACGGAATCAGGTTGGACTGACCCAGTGCCAGCAACTCGGGGTCGCCGAGAAACTGCTGGAAATATAAATCGATTCGGTTCTTGAGGAACTCCTGGATAATCTCGGCCTGTAGCCACACCACCTTCATCGGTCTCGAGAAGGCTGTCCCCATGAATTCGGTCCCCGTCGCTGCCGCTACCGCAAAGGCGCCGAGCCAATGCGACTTGCCGATCTTGGGTTTGCCGATGAGCAGCACACGCGCACGTTCAAATATAAAGGCGTCGCCCCAATACTGTTCGATGCCGTCAGAGTCCATCTCCTGCCACTCGTTATCCGCGTAGGATTTTAAAGCGAGCGGTCCGCCCTCTGGCTCGGGGACGGAGGTATCGAGGATGGGATCTTCCTGTTCCAGTATTTCTTTCAGTTCGTCACCGAGCTGCACTTCCCAGGTACTCGTGTTCCAGCGGATAACCCCGCCGTCGAGGTCTTCGGGGTGACGTTTCATGTGGCCGTTGATGATCGACTGCACGGTGGTGGCGACTTCGACCATGGCCATTGGCGGTTGATTACTCTGATTCCAGTCGTGTGCCTTGATTAAGAGTTCGCGTTGTCCCCAGCCTTCACGAATCCAACGTCCGACCAGGCGTGACAGGGTAGCGTTGCGCGTTCCCGAATCGACGCCCTTGGTGGTCAGTGGTTGTTTGACGATGGATTCGACCTTGCCTTTATTATTAAAAGTATGAATGGCGTCGAGATCTTGTTGGGTCAGCGACGGCAGTTCGTCGAGCGATTCAATCGGCAAAGTGTCGGGGGTGTGGAAGAAGTAATGTTCGGAAGGACACACCATAACGTACCCGCCGGTCCCACGCACGTCTAACTTATTGTGTCCAGCACTGTTACGTACTTCGAGGTTGGTGTTGATGGAATAAAAATAGTGGAAACCACCACGCGGAGTGGATTGTTTGAGGGTAGTACGGGTGGTGTTACCTTCTTCAATGAAATCAACAGCTTCCTGTGAGTCGGCGTCCAGAACCACGAAGTTAATGCCCGTCAACGCCGCCCAGTTAGCGCCCGGATATATCTTTAACCAGTTGGTCAGCTCCTCTTCGGTGGGTTGACGACGCTGATAATCAGACCATTTAACGCGCGGGGTCTTCGACCAGCGCATCTTGACTTCCTCTTCGGTTTCAAACGGGTGTTTGCTACGGAAGTATTCGGGGATAAAATCCTGCTTAGAACCGCATGGAATCAGGTGTAAACCGTGTTCCCAGAAGCTCTCCAGCATTTCATCTTTAGTCTCTTTAGCAAGTTGCTCCCACGTCTGATTGGCATTTAATTTCAGCGCCACTCCATTCTCCAGTTAGGACTACGCGATCGATTGTTCTAGTTCAAGTTTTTCCTCAACTTTGCGTCGGGCGTCGTGAAAGATGTCCTCCCACGTCAACAGCCCGTCGGTTTTTATCATCAATTCGATGGCTTTCTCTACACTTGGCTGACGTACATTCCAGCGCCACGCATTGACGGTTCCGGGGGACAGATCCAACATGTGAGCCACTTTTTTCGGTCCCATTTTTGCTACGTATTCAGTTAGTGTCATGATTGTTTTCCTGTGTTTAAATTTGTTAGTAGGGATAGTAACAAAAAGATAGTTGACTTGCAAAGCCTTTTCGTTATAAACTTATCACTGCATTATTAAACAGGAGAAAAAAATGACCGAACCTTCAAGCACTTCTACGCTTTCTTTGGCTCAACTGAGAGTCCAGAAAGAAAGGCTCGACGAGAAAAAACGGGAACTCACTAAACAAACTCAGGTCCTGTCCGAACGCATCGCTGCGCATCCGGACCTAGCTCAGACCATCCAAATTTTAAAGCAAAGCGGTGGCTCCAAAACCACTGAACATTTTATCGTTAAGCTGGGTCGTAAAGAAACCTGGGACCAAACTGTGCTGCAACAAATCTTTGACACGGCAGGCATCAACGAAGCGCTGTGGCCTTTCAAACGGGAATGGATTGTTGATACGCTGCTGATGAAAAATATAAGACGCGATTGGCCCGACCACTACAACACTTTAACCGACGCTTTAAGAACAAAGATAGACGAGAAACCCTACATACGCGTCGTGACACCGAAGGTAACGTCATGAACACATTAAAAGAATTAATTAAAACTGGCGTCATGAATGAAAACAAAACCTTAGAGGACGTTCATGATTCCGTAAACCAACCAAGACACTACACTCAAGGAGAGATTGAAAGCATCCAGGCGATTGAAGCCATGCTCGGTCAGAACGGCATTCGTGCCTTCTGTCGTGCCAGTGCCTTGCAGTACATCTGGCGTGCGCCGGACAAGGGCAAAGTGGAAGATCTAAAAAAAGCCGTGTGGTATCTCAATTACGCCATCGGCACTTACGGGGGAAAGAAATGAAAGCCAAAAAAATAAGACAGGTTCTTAAAGCTACGGGTATCGATGTTAAAGATGTAGCTTACCGAGACATAACACAGATGAATAGGAACGTCACTCGCATCCTAGATACTAACTGTGGCAGAGCAATTTACCAACGAGCCAAAAGAGGGATAGCATGACATTAGAAGGTATAACACAAGGGGTAAGTATGGTACCCGTCAAGGTAAACATCTACGGTCCCAATGGCATCGGCAAGAGTACCTGGGCAGCCCAAGCTCCCAAGCCGGTGTTCGTTACCACCGAAGAAGGTTTGAAGTACATCGACGTACCCCACTTTGAATTGTCCCCGACGTATCAGGACGTGATGGATAAAGTCACACTGCTCGGCAAGGAGAAGCATCCTTATAAGACAGTGGTGCTGGACTCTACCGATTTCCTGGAAAGTCTCATCCACGATGCCGTCTGTGAAGACAAGAACGTGGAAGGCATTGAAGCCTTGGGATTCGGTAAAGGCTTTACGGAATCGGAAGAGAGATGCCGTAAGCTGTTGCGTCTGTTGGATCGACTGCAACAAGTTAAAAAGATGAACATTATCTTAGTGTCACACGCGGCCATCAGAATTTATGCAGATCCCGAGCGCGAACCTTACGACCGCTGGGAATTGACCACACACAAAAAGATTTCTAATCTCATTCGCAACTGGGTGGATTTTAATTTCTTTGCCAACTACGAAGTCTCTACGACTTCAGCGGGCAAAGGCTTTAATGAGAAAGCCAGGGCGGTGAGTTACGGAAAAAGAGCGCTGTTTACACAGTTCAGTGCTGCCTATGACGCGAAGTCACGGGTAGCCTTACCAAAGAAACTGCCGCTCGAATGGGATGCGTTTTATAACGCGTATAAAGAAGCACTTAATATAAAGGAGACTAAAGATGAGTGATGATTTTAATGTAGAACTGGAAGGAGTTGAAGTTCAGGGTGGTGAGTTTGAAGCCTTCCCCGAGGGCATTTACGAAGCCCAAGCTGATACCTGGGAACAACGCGACTCCGCACAAGGCAATAAGATGCTGAAGGTGGCTTTCAAAATTTTGGGACCCGAGTACCAAAACCGTTTGATCTTTGAGTATTTTGTACTCAATAACCAGGTGGCTTTGTCGAGACTCAAGCAGTGGCGTATCGCCACGGGTGCGGACGGCAACGATCCGTTGAACGGCGAAAGTATTGCCGATCAAATGCAAGTGCCGTTCACGGCCACGGTGAAGATCAAGAAGAGTGATGATGCAGATTATCCCGATTCCAACACCATTGCCAATTTTCGACCACTGCAACAGGATTCAGCTCCTAAAGAGGCAGCGGCAGACACCGCAGCTGACGAAGGAGCGGATGATTCGGATATGCCTTTTTAGGTAACAGTCTCCGGTCGGGGAGTTCGGGGCATCTTCCTAATAAACAAAATGCCTCACTTTATTAACAGGAGAATTATGAAATCGAACGACAACACCAAACGCTTGGCCACGCTCGCCATCAACCGCGTTACTCAATCCCTGGAAAAAACTTACCAAGACCAGGAAATGCCACCCAAAGTACGCCAGGCTTACGAACATGCTGCCAATACTTCGTTGCATTTAGAGCTGGAATTAGATAAAAAGGGGAACGACCATGGGACAAATTAAACTGATGCTATACGATGTGGACGTGACTTACGATCCCGACATCGAAGCCAAATACGGCAAGGAAAAAGCCATTGAGGAATGCTCGAAGGCTTTAATCAAACAGAACACGCGCGTGGATAAGGACCTGATCCGCCAGTGGCGTAACAATCAAGACTGGACAAATATAATATGAGCAAAGAAAAAAAAGTAGTGTCTATTAAAATGAGTGACAATCCTAAATACTCGGCGGGAGAAAGGGCGATATTTAGAGCCATGGATTTTTACATAGAATTAAAAGAGAAAGAGAGTGAGAGTAAAGATTTCAACCCGTGGGAAGCAACCCATGACTTGTTTTATAACCTGGCATTAGTGCATTTGTCCTTCGCTAAAAGTCACGAACAAACTGCGCAAGTAATGGCCGTAATTTTGCGGGCGGTTGCGGAAGCAACCGATATGGCGTTGGAATGTGCTGATAGAGAAAACAATGAGAGCATTTAGACAACCAACCAAGATGAACGAACACAAGTCTCCTAAAAAGACTTGTCAGTCCAGGAACAGAAATATCGCTACCTCAACGATGAATAAGCACACACGCAGAATGAGGGGTAAGTCTCTGCGTTACAGAGGACAAGGGCGATGAATCTTAGAGACATACCAGAAATCCAAGCTATCCAGATGCGACAGGATATTAGGATGCTTATAGAAGAGTATGGATTTACTTATGTCTCGATAACTAAATACACTGGTTGTAGCGAAAGGGCAGTAAGGGAATTTTATATAAATCCTACAAGAGGTTTGAGTGAGGAAAACCACAACAAGTTGTATAGGTGGTTAAGTGAAATCAAAGAAGTTATAGAAGAAGCAGAGGACAAGGACGTTAAATATTGAACGTTCAATGTTTATCTGTTTCTGTCTCGTTCTCTTTCTTCTACGAATTCTTCTATCTGATCAAACATACCTTTCTCTAAAGCTACCCTAAGTGTTCGTGCCTCACGGAGTAATTCATTACGCAGGTTTTTGATTTCGAGGATTATTTCCCTTTTCTCCTCTGGAGTCCTGTCGTTATCATTGATGATCAGTTGTTGCAGTTCTCTAATCTCTGCAAGATTTTCGCCCTTGTCGAGAGAAGCTATTTGATTCAATTCTTTTTTAAGGTCTTTTACTGTATCCACATATTGAAGCTGATATATGTCGTCATAGTGATAGGCTCTCTTGTCTCCTACCTCTATTAAATCTTCCAATGCCTTTGAATTAGCTAGAAATTCATCCGTTAGGTCTTGCAATTTATAGAACTCATTAACCAAGCCACTCGACTCTGCGGGATGAACCAGACCACCAATGAATAATGACTTCTCCCACCCCGTAGAAGGCTTGGTCGGAGCATCTGGATTAACATAATTGGTTATCAGACCGTCAGCTACCATAGCTATATAAGCACCGTAAGGTCCCGTATATCCCTCCCATATCTTTTGCACCTGCAAGGGAGACATATTCAAAGCTTCTCCTACCTCCACATAGGCATTCGGAGTAGTTGCCCTGCGTTGTAATTTAGGATCAGTAGGAGCAGAAGGTCTTTCTGAAACGACAGGTTGTCCTGTGAAGAAATCATAATTAAAGGCTACTTCTACTACAGGTTTAGTCGCTTGTATTTCCCAAGGTGCCAATTTCAATGTGCCTGTGGCTTGTCGCCACATGGCTTCCCGTACATCCCGCCACGTTTCTCTTTCATCCATTAAACGTAAAAGCATTTCTGGTAAAGTTCCAAACATAAGTCCCAACTCAAACGGTTTGGGTATTCTCGGTGTGAATCCAAGCCACTTCTTAAAACCGGGTATGATCCAATACAGTTCCCTTTCTTCCTCCGACATCTCCTTATATTCATCAGAATCCTTGACTGCCATGTAATACAATGGGGTAAGTGACATAAACATAGCGGTTCGGAACCAAACTGCCGTTTGTCTTTCTCGCTTGGTAAGGGGTTTACCCCCTTTAGCTTTCTTACCGTAAGTACCTGTATAAGCACGGGCAAAAACATCCATCCCTTGCCACCTTGGGTTCTGGAAGGGTAACAGCGTAGATAAAATCTGAACCAGACGATTCTTACCCCTACGGGTAAAGTTAAGTATTTCCATAGCTTGGAAAATAGCTTCAGCTTCGTCCCCAGTTTCCTTTAAAATTTCGTTATATACCACTAAGCGAGTCGAGGTATCCGTAATAATAGTACCCTGTCCTAATAAATCCCATACACCCATAAGAATATCGAAAGGTAATCCTTTTATGCCTTCCACCGATGCAAGGTTTCGTATTCCCGATTGACGATAAGCCTCTTTAACTACCTTGTCGGCATCTTCGTAATCAGCAATTACCTGATCATAACGGGTAACAACCCCAGCATTTCTTAATTTAAAATACCCTTCTGGTAACGTCATTTCTTCAGTCACTCCGGGAACCTGTGCCAATAATTTACCATTAGCTAATTGCACTGCATTACCCATAGAGCGGAAAACCGTTGACAGGACACCCGTACCCAACAGTGATCCCGCAGTTAATCCGTCTCTCATTACTTGTTTTGCCCAGAACACGGGAACTCTGGTAATGGATTCACTGACAACCCGCTTGGGAAAAGCTGCCGCACTTAAAAATCCACCCATAGGCATTTGACCGTCAGCAAAATTCTGGAAGGCTTCAAACAAAGGTCTGTCCAATACCCTAAAGGCTTTGTTCTTTCCACCCACTCTGGTCTTTACTACCCTTGAATCCTTGGAACTTAACGGAACCTGCTCTGCCTGTCCCGCATCAATCATGTTCCTCATAACTCGGTTAGCTGCTACATTCTTCATTCCCAAGACAATAGCTGCCCTTAGATTCTGGGAGATAGCCGTTATTGGATCGAGGGTTTTCTTGGTTTCACTACCCTTGGCTTTGATAAATATATTCTTACCGAATGGGTGCATACCTCGAAAGAGTTGAGGTCCCCTCGTCCTGACATCATCTCCTTCGTCAATAGCGAGTACACGATAGAAGGGGAAATAATCTGCATTAGCTGTCCACTGTTTAGCGGTTGTTTCATCCAGTACCTGCGTATCCACCAAGAATTTAACAATGTGCTTGTCCCACCTGTCGTAAGCTTTCGAAACATCATTTAACCAAGGATTTTCCTTTAAAATCTTTTTCGCATCTTTCTTGTCTTGTGCAGTAATTCTGATCTTTCTTCCTTCCTGATCAAATCGAGTTTCACGTTTTACCACTCTAATAGCATTCCAAAGCCATAAATTATTTGGATTTCTGAATAAAGGACGCATGAATTCCATAGGGGGTATCACAGGTTTGCCGTCCATAGGGGATAACTTTGCTACATGAACATAACCCTTATCATAAACTACGGTGCCTTCCATGAAAGCACCTTTCCAAATCTCTCCTGATCTATCTGAAAACATTAAAGCAGATATAGCAGAGGTACTTGCCAGTAGCTGTTCCTCACCAAAACCTCTTGCTCTTTGTGCTACGGCTTCACTGGTAGCAAATGTGGCATACTGATCCACCAGTTGTTCACGAAGGTTTTCTATAGTAAAAAACTCCGTAGCTTTTAAAATACTTTCCCCTATCGTAATATCTTCAGCAAGCTCGTCCCTAATGGTAAGCCTACTGATAAGCCTCTCGGCAACTTCATCTAATTTCTTGCCACCCTTAAGAGAATACTTCTTACGGAGGGCATTCGGTACTTCTACTACAGTATCTTTGGTTAGCTCCTGCGTATAGGCAATATGGATTGCATCTGCCGAAGCGTTAAGGTTGAATTTAGCGGTGTACCCCGCAGAGACAAGCCTTTCGTTGATGCCCTTGGCACCCTCGATGGCTTCTTCTATACTTACTGCTCTTGTTTCTGAGAAGGCTTCTGATACAACTTCTTGAATAGGAGAGTCGCTAGTCTCTCTGATTCTTTCTCCCAGAGTTCCTCGTTCTCTACCGATAGAAGCGGGTAGGATACCTGTGTCCTCTCTAACGATTTCTTGTCTTTGTTTGCCATTATTGTCTATCCATGCAAATCCGTCATGTGTTATATATTTTACCCTATGATAAGTGTCAGTAGGAGTATTTCCTACACTGGCTATGTAAGAAGGAGGAACTAATCTACCTGTTTGAGTAAATCTTAAAGATGATCTAGCTTGAACTAAAGGTTCAGTAACCTCTACAAGTGCAATATTAACTGTATAGCCTAATTCTTTTAGATTACGCACATCATCTAAAACTTGTGCTCTTTTACCAATCCCACCCACTTTTGGAATAAGTATATCTTTATTCCTTCTGACCATTTCTTGTGTGGCAAGCCTAGATAATACAGAAGCTTCTCTATGAACCGCATTTGCCCCTATACCATCTCCGTATTCTGGAATAAAGCGTTTAACATCATCATTATCAATAATAGCTAAATTATTCTCTCTTGCTACGCTCTCAGCAAAATATGATTTACCCGCAGCAGGAGGTCCTAGAAAGTACCAAGCGATTTTATTATTACCCACTCTGCCGTCTGCATAGCTTTCTGCTTTCTTTATAGTGGCATCAATAACATTCTTCACTCCTTTAACTTTCTTACCGTCAATAACAAATTCCCGGTTGTTTAGGTAAGAAGGATTAAGTGCCCAATTTTCTCCATACCTTTGTAGGTATTTATCAATAGTTTCGGGAATTTCCATCATGCGTCTTTCTCCCTCTACTATAGCGGGATGTTCCATGAGATCATTAACAGGGGTTCCTGATTCCAATAACTCTAATAAATTTCTTTTACTCTCAATAAATTCCTGATCAGTAGTAGGGTAGGCTAACTTATATTTAACCTTCTGCCCTATCATGTGAGCAGGAGTTGGATATTGTTTTAACCTGTCAGTAATCCATTTACCCCTTCTTTTCTCTTCGGGTTGTGCCATGTATTCAGCAAAGTTCTCTCCGTAAGGGAAGCGGTAAGTATTTCTTGGTACTGTTCTTTCTCTCTCTGCGTATGTGGGGGCATTCTTTATGGCGGGTTCTCCTATTTCACGCAATAAGGTTTCACTGGCAGATGCTTCTGGAAAGAAATTAAATGGGAAACTAAAATCAGCTAATGTTTTATTAACTTGTTCTTCTGTCGCAGTCACAGTAGGTAGACCAAACTCTTCTGCAAATATTTTCTGTTGTGCTTTGAGCTGTTGCGGGGAAGCATCAAGAGATACTTGAGTCATACCCATAAATCGGGTAACTATATCTTTGACTCTATCGAGTGTTTCTGGAGCCGTGTAATCTACATAATCTAAACTGCCTTGTGCTTCAGCCGTTTCTTTAGCAATCCTTAAACCGTCTGCATCTACTAATAATTCATTTTCCCAATAACCTAAAGGCTGAAATGCGTCTATATTGACCAAGACTTCGCTCTTGTCTATTAGCCAAGATTGCAAGCTAAACCTGCCCACTTCATCTTTTCTCATATATGCAAATGCTTTGGCTACTTCAGGACTCAATGTGACAGGCACCACTTCATCTGACTCAATTACTGCACCACCCTGAATACCCCCTCGGTAAACCCTGATCTGTTGCGGGAAAGCATCAAGAGATACTTGTGTAATATCTATTATTTCCTGTGCTGCTTTATCTACTTGAGCCTCAGTTAATTCTGGATTATTAGTCGAGTTCCTAAGATTATCCAATGATTGCTCTAAACGGTTAGGACTTTTGTTTAATACATTGAATACATCACTATAAAGTTCAGAACCAAAAGGAGTTCCTATTGCCCATGCTGCTTTATCGGGATCATAGGCATCAGCCATATCAAATAAGTCTCCCGTCAGACCAGATAGCTTGTACTTCATTATTGGGAAAGGTTTGCGTGGAGGGACAGGAATAACTTTACCCGTTCCCGTAGTAAATATTCTTTTATCTGGAGTAGTCGGAGGTTCTTTGGATTCGTATTCTATTTCTTGACTGGGTGCTGTGATCAATCTGCTTGAACCAACGTGCAAATATTCAGTACCCTCATAAGCGGCTTGTGCCCAAGCTGGAATCCTTCCGTCAAAGAGAATGGCATTATTTAAAACTACAGAGGGACGATCAATCGTATATGCAGTTATCTTCGACCTGTCGCCCTTGATTTCAAAAGGAGGATTGACAAAGCCATTCGCCATCATTTCCGCTTCTGACCTGTTATTGGTAACTACGTTAGTGGAGATGCTTCTGTCCACATCTCCTACTCCATAAACTCTAAAGAGAGTGGGGTGTTCTGGGAAGCCTTTCTCGGCAAGATTTTCTTGAGTGTACTGATAGAGTTGACTTTGAGTTGCCCCTACTTCCTTATTCTGTACTTCCCTACCAAATCTTCTAGTCATATTAGGATCGCCAATAATGCCTTTCTCAAAAATAACTTGAGGAATGTGGGCGAGATTATTGCCGTACTCACCAGAACGGGCAGAAAGTGTGAACTCGGAAGTTAGCGAAGTAGGTCGTCTCTGCTCTTCACTTAGTTTAAATTTTAGATTAGGAATATCTGATAAAGGACGGGTAGGAATGGGAGTTGTAACATCAGCTTCTTCCGAGAAAGTGTCGTCTGTATCCACTGACTGCCCTGTAGCAGCAGATAACATTGAATAATATGTCTGTTGGTAATGCCTTTCCATTTCAACAGTAGTTCTACTCGCTGGACGAGATATCTGATACGTCTCTTGGGGTCTGCCGAATTCATCATAACTCTCTACTGTTACCTCTTCTTTCGTAACATCAGTTCGTGTTCGTGCCCCTATCTCTCCTGAGATAAGCTTGTCGTAAATGTCTTCTGTAGTCTGGAATCCAGCTTCATCAAAGCCACGATAAATACTTTCAAGGAACTTGGTAAAACGATTTGCCAAAGCACGGGGTTGACCTACCACCTTGCTTTTACCTTCATGTATATCCTCTATGAGCATGGCTGATGCTTCTTCTTGTATGTTCTCTGGAGTGGTGCCAGCATAAACAATTTCGGCAACATCCATGTAAGTCGGGGCACGACCTAACCTGTCCCTTAATTTCATAAACATTGTTTTATCCCCACCGAATATTTCATTGACTAGAGAACGGGATATTTTTTTGGTTTTAATGGAGTCTAGGAAATTCTTCTTCTCACTGGGACTAAACAAATCCATATCCACAGCACCGTGCCAAGATTCATGGGCTAGGGTTTTTAGTAGTTCTTCATATACAGCACCCCAAGTAACGTCTGCCTCACCAGTCTTGTTTTTGGCAGACCGTACTGCGGAAACTACGTCCAACATAATCTTTCTTAAAGCGGGATTGAAGACACCAGTTACCTCGCTATCCCTTACGCTGTGTGCCCTTTCTATCTCATTATCCAGCATAGGAACTACGTTAAGAGTAATTTCAGGTATATTCATTTCCACCAACGCTTTTTTCAGGTTCTCTAAATAATCTAAATTTTGTTTTAGATTTTCTTGTGCATTTGGATCAGTGGCTAAATCTTGTTGGGTTTGTCTGTTGAGCGACCATGCACCGCCCTTATTCAAAACGTACTTGGTTCCCTTCTTATTGATGATTCCAGCACTAATCAAATCGTTTCTTAAACGGGTAGCAGTACGCTTGCTATTTATATTATTAGGGTCTAAGCCCAACATACTAGCTATGTGATTAAGAGTGGGGGGATTGCCGCTAAAGAGGGAATCTACAACTCTGCTGTAGTCTTCTTTAAGCCAAGTTCTGGAAGTGAGATCGGGGAGAGAAATGGTATCCCCTTCGTGTGCTGGAAGGCTACTCAAAAATGAGTAGATAAATGATTTCTGGGCATTGGAAAGTTTATTGTAATTGCTTTCCCCAGTGAGTCTCTGGGCGAGTCTCTTGAATGTATCAGATTTTGTATCAATATTAACATTGAGTTTTTTCTTGAGGTTCTCAAACATTTTACGACTGACTCTCGTAGGTGAATTAACACCCCGTGTCCTGTCGCTGAGAGAATCAGCTTTAGCCTTCATTAAGATATTGAAGTCTTTTTCGCTAAGAGCTTTTTTAATAACCTGTATGTCAAAGGTGGTAGCATCTCTGCCTACAGCATTCAATATACGTTCAAAGGCTGCTTGATTTGAAATTCCAATATCATTGGTTTCCAATTCACCCAGTTCTACGGTATTGAAATAAGGATCGTTAAGGAGGGAACCTAACTCTACACCGAATTCACTGTCTTGTATTCCCAGTGATTCCAGCGTATCTGATACAAGTTCATTAGAATAACGGGATTGGCTGATGATATTGAAAGCACCTGATACACCCGCAGCTTCTTCCTCTGTTGCAAAGGATTCGCCCACCTTTCTGTCATGGCTATCCTTTATCTGATAACCGCCCTGACCGTCAGCACCTACATAAAACTGATTAGGGGCTATAAGGTTTGGTTTACTGCTTTTAGCAAATGTAGGAATACTGTCCCAGTATTGATTATAGACATCCCAAGCTCTTTCAAAGAAAGGAATTCCTGTAGTTCGTATGATGCTATCGTTACTTTGGGGATCAAGAACGGCATCCCCCTTATGGGCTAAATGACCCAATCCTTTATCCTTGGCTTGTTCCATCCTCCTATTAACAGCTTTGTTTACTTTTCTATTTGATTCCTCTTTAGGTGAATAATTCTTATACGCCTGTGCGGTAGCAACCATACCCAAGGATATATCAGCAGGTACGAAAGCAAATTCACCGATACCTTCCGCTAATACTTCTCCAAAATTAATTAATTGTCCTTCTTCCAAAGTAGCTAACTGGGCAAAGTATTCAGCTCCTGCTGGAAGAGCTACTTGTGCGGGAGTTTGTAACGCAAAATTTGTCATAAAGCGATTGGCGGGAGAAGGAGTATCACCTACTGCTCGGAAACCTGCTCTGGGTAAGGTAGCTCCTGTAGGCTTATAAATATAAGGCATGATGCCTCTGGTACTTCTAGTTACTATTGTAGGAGCCATGATTTTAGTTGCTAAACCACCTGTTAATCCGTCAATGGAACCAATTATCAAGCCTCTGGTATTCGCATAATCTTCTGCTTCTTCTATGAGTTCTTCATTATTAAAGGTATCAATAATTGAATTACGATCAGTTACGTCCAATCCTTCTGCTTTAAGATATTCATAAAAAGAATGTACGTTTTCTACGCCATAAGAAGCTGCCCCTGTTGCTAATCCTGTGCCGAGAAAGTTTGTCAATCCAGAATAACCTGCTAAACGCAACGCACCCGCAGTTCCAAAACTAGCCATAAGTATTAAAAGCGTAGATGCTCCAGACATCCCCACCACATCACCCATAAAATCCATTTTTTGAGGAGCAGTCAAATCACGAAAAGCTTCCCTTGTGTTTTCCCAACTTCCCTGTCCTGCGGTAAAGATATACTTAGAAGCATTACTTAGTTCAGCTTCAGCTAAAGCATTTGATCTACGAGCCGACTCAATACCCCGTTCTTCTAAAGATTTATAAAGTCCCTTCTCTTGCTTCTCAACCTCAATGCCAAATTGGGTAAGGTCTGCTCCTCCGTATATGTTGGGTTCAAAACTGGGTGGCAACGAGGTAATTCTTTCAGCTATATCTGCTTTTATTTCATCATCTGACTTACCGCTTCCATTTAATATCTTGTCTATTTCTTGAAGACGTAAACTCTCATCATCTGTTAAGGTGCCTCGAATGTCCTTCATTCTTAATTCGGCATCTTCGTTTTCAAGTGCGTCAATCTGAAAAGCCATTTCCTTTAAGTTATCTAAAGTAGTTTCTCCCCTTGGGGACCATTCTTCAAGAACAGTTCTGGCTCCAGTAAAGGATTTACCTAAAAGACTCCAAAAATCTTCTCCTTCTGCTTTAGTAGTTTCTCCGAACCATTCTGCTTGTTCGTATCCGCCCTCTTCTACAGGACCAATCTTCAAATCAGTTCGTAACTTTCCCCTCTCATCTTCAGAAAGAACTTTTCCCACAGGAGGTATGAATTCTTCTTCAATAACTTCTTCAGATACCACTTCATCAGGAGTTTCAATTACCTCTTCTTCCACTTCCTCTTCAACCTGAAGGGGAGTGTTGGCAATATAATTCTCCAGAGCTTTTAATTTTTGCTCCTCAGATAAATCATCAGGTAGCCAAACTTGACGACCATCTGGAGTGGTTTCTAATCCCATGTTACTCCAGCATTTGTTGAACGGAAGGCAATCCTACTGGAGTAGGGGTGGACAATACCCTGCCCCCTCCCTGTTGCTTTATTCTAGTAGATTTTTTTATGGCTTGAACTGCATCGTAAATAGCCTGATTTTTTCGTATTTTTTCTATTTCATCTAGCTGTTCTTGAGTTGGATTTGGTCCATAAGTTGCCTTGGCTATACGCATGATTTCTTTAGGATCATTTACAACATCCATGATGTTTGACTGATTCTCCACATACTCTGTAGCCTGATCCCAAAGTGCAGCTTCGTGTCTCATTTCGGCACTTATAATAGTTCCTTGTTGAGAAAGTTCACCTGCAAACCTCGCACCTCGTTCCGTTAATTTTGATTCAAGGACGGGACTTCCTTGTGCATCTAATTTAGGAACACCCTCTTCCATCACTTGTTCCCATATAACAAATTCATTATCTGAGGTTCCTGCTTTTCCACCGGGAGGACCACTTCCTGCTAATTCCCGAACTATCTGGGTTTTCACAGTGAACGCATCAGGCTTAGTCATGTATTGTCCATAAGCCTCTGCCTGTTTAGCTTGAATTCCTAATTGAGCCAACTTGAGTTGTCTATCTCTTTCTGCTTGAGCCATTGTTGATTGTGCACCTGCTAACGCTAAATCTTCTTTTTCTCCTGCCGCTCTTCGTGAAATAGCTCCCTCTATAACGGGACCCATACTTGCTGATAACTGTTCTGGAGTTCTCGCAGTACCAACGGCTAATCCTGCTCTGAGCATATTCATCCCTTTACTAAATTTATCCCTTTCTTTTCTTCTTTCAGGGGAATAGTAATCTAACATCATTTCTTGATAAGCTTTTTCTGCTTCCGTTTGCCCATAGAGGGAAGGGTCAAATTGAGGCATCCCCCCTAGTTGAGGTATTCCCCCTAGACCGAGTGTGGCATCCTGATAATTTGTTTTACCCAACATGACTCGGTTGGTTCTACCGCCACCTGCCATACCTTCTTCTTCTTCTTCTTCTTCTTCTTTTTTCTTCATGTAATATTCATAGAGTGCTGGGAGCATTCCCCCCATTGATGTATCGCTTTCTATACCAGCCTCAAGTGCCCCTAAAATTCCAAAAGGAGGTAATCTTCCTCCACCTTCCATTCTCATAGGCATTCCTTGAGGCATTCCTTGACCTTGAGGCATTAGGGATTCTAGTCCTCCGCCTTCTATGGAAGCGGGTTGATTAACGGGCATTCCTTGAGCCATAGGCATCCCTTGTGGGGGTGCTCCTTGGGACATATTACTGGGCATAATACTAGAGATACCTTCTTGAACTGTTTCTTCCGCTATAGTAGGACGAGGTGGAGTCTTTTCATGGGCTGCCATACGACCTTTGTAGTCGTCTCTCATTTGTTTCCTGCGTTTGATTTCGGATAACACCAGATACTGTGGAAAACCACCAGTAGGTGCTTGCATTTCAGTCATTAACCTGTCATCAGGTAATGATTTTATGTCGTCTTCTAGTTGTACTATATTCATAATTAACCCATTCCTCCTCCGCCACCGAGGGCTTGATAAAGTCCTAAACCACCGAGTCCTAAACCGAGCATATTCTGTGCGGTAGAAGGTCTAGGTAAATATTGAGAAACCTGTGTACCGGGCTGTACTGGCAATCCTCTGAGTATTTGTGAATAGAATCCAAGTTGTTGTCTGGGATAAGCTAACTGATCTTGAAACTGCTGATAACCGAGATCATATATTCCTTGCTGTTGTGCTTGTCTAGCTGCACCTGCTTGACCTAATTGTTGTAGTCGTTGCATCTCGGCTTGTTGGTCTAATTGTCCTAAACCGCCTAACTGTTGTGCTGCTCCCATTCGTTGTTGCATTTGCTGTGCTTTCGCTAGTCTATCAGACTCCCACGCTTGTCTTGCCATATCATAACCTCTCTGGGAACCTCTGGTTTGTATGTCGGCTTGTAATTGAGCAGCATTTTTTGCTAGTTCGGCTTGCTCTATACCTTCCCGATAACCGCCTAATCCTCCTGCACCTGCAGCTTGCAATCCAAGTCTAGCTTTTGCAGCATCTGCTTGTGATTGTGCTTGTCTTAGTTCTATATCCGTAACTTTCTGTTGATAAGGATTGGTATAAGAAGTAATCTCATCAGCAGTCATTTGAGCAGTGGGGTCTTGATAGCCGACTTTGGAAGCTATGTCAGAAGCTTGTTGCATCTGCCAAGGTGTCCCCGCTGCTGCCATCCCTGCAGCCCCAGTAAATGCTAACTCTTGATAGGGGTCAAATTCTGCGAATCGTTGTCCACCGTAAGGGGTATAGGGTGTAGTAGATTCTTCCTCTGTACGAGTTAATAACCTCTCAAAATACGGCTGTGCGTATTCAGGTAAATTAGTTTGTGTTACCGTTGATGTGGTTTCTTGTGGACCACCGCCTCCGCCTTTACTCATTGTTAAACCTCTTTTCAAATACCGTATAAGCCTTCTTCCATTTAAGACGACTTAACCATTTCCAAAAACCGAATCTAGCTGTACCTTCAATACCGTCACAACCAGAATCTTTTGCCCATGCTTCCAGCTTCATTCCCAGCATGAAAGCCCATTCTTTAAACTCATTACCACCTATGTACTGAATAGCACACATTAAACTATTGGGGTATCTAACAAATTGAGTAGTGGCTACTCCCAATATGTCATTATCATTATTAAACGTAACCCATAATTGTTGTTCATCTTTTAACAAGGCTTCATGCACAGAATTAATTGTCCAGCGACCTCCTGACTTGATGACTGCCTTTTCTAAATGTGGCTCAACATCTTCCCAAACCGTATGAATATAGTGAGCAGGAACTAAAGTTATAATGTAATCAGGATCACTTTCCTTGATCTCAACATAATTAGTATCCTCTTCAAATAAAGCTACTTCTGCTTGGTTCATGTGGGTAATACCTCCTGCTCATCAATCTCTTCAGCCTGTACTGTAGTTCCTGTCTTATTAACCCGAATTTTCTCTAACATTCCATCAAGCTTATCGGCACCTGAATCGCTACTGCCATCACCTAACATGGAAACGACATCCGCAGGAACTATATATTCTCCGGGAGAAACTGCGATACCTTGCTGATTACCGATCATGCCATTAACCATATCATCCATACCCCCACCCTGTCCTGAAATGATGCCTTCTGTCTGGGCATTAGGTACTTGTTGCTGTAGGACAGAATCCCTAAGTTGAAGGAAAGCATCTATTCCGTATTTTTCTATAAAAGCTTGTATAACTGAATCTGGATCAGGGTGTTGACCCAATACAGCAGCTATAACTTGTTCTTGCAATTCTTGTTGTGGAGGTATCTGTTCAACAGGTTGTTGCATTGCCGTATCTCTCATACTTTCTTTTATTACTGCTTGTACCTCGGGCTTATTTAAGCTCCCCGTAGTTATTAATCTTTTTACAAAGAAAGGAATAGATTCAAAGCTACCTACTGTAAACCCAGTCAAGCCTATTAACTTGTCTAGCAGGAAGCTTTGTTCTGGTTTTGATAAACTAAAAATATAATTTGTAAGAGGCAAATCTTCAGCATATTCGCCAAGAGGTTCAGCATCTACAGGAATTTCTGTTCCTGCTTGCATTTCTATCTGACCACCTCCCTGCATCGCCATTTGTTCATCATTACCGCCTCCCTGAGGATCATCTGTAGAACCCGAAAAATCTCTCTTAGGATCGTAGAGAAAACTATATGGATCGAATCCCTGACCACCTGCGTATTGATCAAATATATCCTTCCAATCGTAAGATGTTGGATCAAATTTTGAAAAGTCTTGACCGCTTGACCAGTCTTGAAATTCCTGATCTGTTGCAAATTGATCCCAGTCAATACTATTCGTCCAGTCTTGGAAATCCTGATTTGTTGCATATTGTGACCAATCAATATTATTCATCCAATCTTGGAAGTCCTGCTTTGTTGCAAATTGTGAAAAGTCTTGACCACTTATCCAATCTTGGAAGTCCTGATTTGTTGCAAACTGATCCCAGTCAAATTGACTATACCAGTCTTGGAAATCTTCATTTCCATATTGTGACCAATCTTGATTATTTAACCAGTCTTGGAAATCCTGATCTGTCGCAAACTGACCCCAGTCAAATTGGTCATACCAGTTTTGGAAATCTTGGTTCTGATATTGTGACCAATCTTGATTACTTAACCAGTCTTGGAAATCTTGGTTTGTTGCAAATTGACCCCAATCAAATTGATCATACCAATTTTGGAAATCTTGGTTCTGATATTGTGACCAGTCTTGATTACTTAACCAGTCTTGGAAATCTTGGTTTGTTGCATATTGTGAAAAGTCTTGACCTGCATACCAGTCTTGGAAATCCTGCTCGGACATAAAGCCTGTTATATCTGGACCTAAACCACTAATATAATCCAACCAATCTTGCTCACTATAACCTCCAGTTGCAAGTAAATTGTTGATGTACTCTTGAAGTGATGAATCGCCAGTACCACCAGTTTCTGTTTCATAATCAGTGTCACTGCCACCACCATCAGTGCCACTGCCACCACCAGTTATTGAACCAGCACTTCTGACTCTTCCGGGAAAGTAGTTGAATTCAGGATCAATGCCGGGCATATAAGTTTTAGGAGGAATAAGTTGTCCTTCGGGTCCATACAAGTATGGACTTTCTGTATAAACAATATTGCCATCATCATCATAGACTATCTCTCCAGCTTCATCGGTTTGTGCAACTGGTTGCATTTGCCAAGGTGCAAGACCTGATTTGGCAAATGGACTTTTTAATGTGGTATGAAGTGGTAATCCAGCAGCATTAGCTTGATTGTATCTTTCCAGCACACTGCCCGTTGGGGCATCTGCAAAGATACTTGGCTCTGGGGGAGTATAAGCAGGAGGGTTGCCCCAAATATTGGAAGTATCAGATGTGTCATCACCTGTGTCATCACCTGTGTCATCATTCATCCAAGGATAGAGTGATGTATCAGTAATAATTTGTGTTCCTCCCGGAGCAGAAGATAACTGTCCTCCTTCTTCGTAGTGGGGTATCTGTCCTCCTTGAGCACCGTATAAGGGCGGTTGATAATAAGGAGATCGAGGAGAGATTTGTTCGGGGTATTTCGCTAAAAGCTCCTCTCTTCTTTTGCCTTTTCCTGCTCGCCATTCTGCCATATCTCTTTCAAATTGTTCTTGGGCTTCTTGAGCACCCAATGAACCGCCCCCTAAAGCGATGGGTAAATAGTTTTCGGATAAAGAACTTAAAGTATTTTTACTAAATAAATTTCTTCCTATATCTCCAAGTCTTTCTGTTCCGCTTTGAGCTATCCAATCTGACATGGCTTCTTTGCTTACTTCTTCTCCTGCTGTTTGTGCTGCTCGTTCTGCTACCCATTGTGTCGGCACTGGTGTTTGTAGGGCTGCTGCTTTAAGAGATTCTTCTGAAGCTATCTCTCCTAAAGCTTCTGAACCAGAGCCTACCTCTCCAAATACACTTCCTAAACCATAGCCCATAATTCCAGACATAATTCCTTTCTCAAGATCACCTGTCTCTGCCCACGTTCCGAGTGCTGAACCTATCGCTCCTGCTCCCGCAGCCCCTAACATAGAACCTCCAGCTAATCCCGGCAGGAAGGTACTTCCGAGTAAGCTTCCCAATAAAGCTCCTATAAACATCTCAGGCTGTCCTGTCTGGGGGTTAGTCGTTATTGGTATTAAAGAAGCTATGCCCTCTACTTCCTTTGGATTAACGTGCATAAGCATTGTGTCGCCATAACGACCCATTCCTGCTAATTGCTGTGCTTGTCTTCTAGCATCCATATTATCTTTCCTCTTTGGTTTCACATCCAAATACATTAAAACTCATATCTACTGCACTCGTATAAACTTTTAAAACATCATCTTGATTAAGCGTTATCCCTATCACTATAGTTAGAGAATCATTAGCTGCAACCGATTTATCATAATACAGATACTGTTTATCATCAGCAGAAGCACCGCCTACATGAACGCTTAACCTAAATGTAATGGCAGAACCAGTCCTATTCGCTGCCACAATAGAACTTATTGTTGTTTGCGTCAGGTCTGGAACCGTATATAAAGTTGTAGTAGTAGTAGCTGCAGGGTCTACCTGACCCAATACTTTTAAAGTATCCGTCATTGTTTAGCTCCCATTAACAAAAACTGATGTCTTTTAACAGATTTACTGGTTACGCTTTCTGTCATATTTTTTAATAAAGTAACTTCAGTCTGCAAATTCTGTATTATCTGTTCCAGTTGTCTACGAGTCATAGACTCATTAGCTGAATTGTATTCAAGTGGAGCAACGGGTAAGGGTACTGGATTCTTTCCTGCCATAATTATTTCCTTCCGTCAGATCGCATATCTATTCGTGTTGCTCCCAATCTCCACCCGTAACCCAATCCACTGCTCTCAAATCTAAGAATTGTTTGCCTTGATCGTGCTCTTATAAAAGCCTGTGTATAACTTGGAGTAACATCACTGGTTGTTAATGTAGTCGCAGTAGTTAATGGATAGTCTGTACCTTTTACTGTAATCGTTACCGTGTCATCTGAATCAGAATTCTTAAACTTCAAGTCGGGTATGATCCGACTTAAAAACATAAACCTATCTCCATCTGGTTCCAGATCAAAGTCAGCACTCTCAATATAAGCGGTCATCGCACTACCGTCAGCATCATCTCCTCTTTCTTGGTCATAGAGATAATTCTCATCGCTACCAGATGTTTTACCCGCACCAAGTGGAAATTGCAAAGCGGGTGCTTCTATCCATGCGGTTCGGGTAAATGAATCCGTGTTAGTTCCTATTGACCAGACATTCTCTAAATAATTATAGATAACATAACGATCAATCTCATCAGAACTTTCTGAACAATAAAACCATATAATTTCATTCTTATCTACATTACTTGATCCAAATACTTTATATGCTTGACCTAAATTTATATCGGAATAAATATAGTCCTGTACGTCACAATTAAGAGCTTGCACTGTTCCTGTGTACATATAGAAACCACCTCTATCCATAAAGAATACTCGATTATCGGCATTAACAGCAGCGTTAGGAGAAATCAATGAAGGTCCTTCTGTTATTTCATTGAAAGTAAAAATGAAAGGTGCTCCCGCAAATCTCATGGATTGCATTCCCACATCAGTCCAAATCAATATTTCCTGACGAGTTCTTATAGCTCCTATAATAGTAGAACCTGAAGATAACTTTTGTCCTCCTGCCGTATTGGTAGAAGTAGGAGTCCAATCAATAGCACTTTCTTGGTCTGACCATCTAACCAATAGAGGGTCTAAATCAGAAGAACCAATCGGATTAGAGCCAAAGCAAATAATATGCCTATCTACATCAGATACCATTATCTGTAGAGCTTTGGTAGGAGGATTGCTTGCACTGCCCAAGCTAGTAAAAGGTATTGCTCTAGTGCCAGTACCTGAAGATTCGTCCCAATAATAAATTCCTCCAAGTCTTACACAACTTATTAAATCATCTCCAAAATTATCCGATGACCACAAGCGTAATTGGTTAGTATCAGTGATAGCTGTAACAGCCCCCCAAGTACCAGCACCCCAAAGTCCTGCACCCCAACCAGTAGATGAAACGTAGTTAATTATACCAACATTAATTTGATACGCTCCAACAACAGAACTTCCACCATTACCACTGTCACTGCTATTAGCCGTAACTTCATCTCCATCAGTGTCTTTGGCTTCTATGGTGTAGCTGTTCGTATCAACAATGGTAGCAATTTGATATTCTTGGTTGAGTACCGTAGCAGTGATATTGCCACCCAAAGTAGCTGCACCACTAAAGGTTACAAAGTCATTTTGTACTGCTCCATGACTTGAATCAGTTACAGTTATAGTTGCATCTCCATTACTTGCTGAAAATGTAACATCTCCTGCTGAAGTAGTAGCCCGAATTGGAGTGATATCGTTAAAATCAGCACCTTCTTTTACATATAATTTTAAATGAGTTCCTAACCCCAAATAATCAGTCTGTGCTTGATCTCTCCAAGAGTGCATATTTCGGCAAGTACCTATAAAAGTATTAGTAGTATTCTTTTGCCAACCGCCTATTTTTTCAGGCAAACCGCTTCTAAAACGAATTTTGTCAGCATCATACCAACCACCTTCTTCTGAATAAGAAGTTCCTTCCCTGTCTATTCCCGGTTTAAAAATATACTTTTTTAACATTATCCTTGTAATACTCTATTTCTTAAACGTATTGCTCTGTCACCCACTTGACTTGACCACTTAGAATCCATCATTTCTTCAGCAGCTCGTTCCCAGTCGGAAGTCTGCATAGCCTGAATAAAATTTTTAAATTTATTGAAACGTGGGTGTCCTAAATTAAAACACATATTTGCTATTACTCTCTGGTGATTATCACTAAGATTTCTCCACCAAGGCTCTTTCATATCTAATTCATCACAAACTATTTTTATATCGTTATCCAGACACTCTCTGATCCTTTGCTCAGAAACAGGAGTTCCTACAGGCTTTCCGTGTTCTTCATCTTTCTCAGTTATTAGATGACCTACCCCTAGTGTGGGATAGCCAAGATGATCTAAATAGATTTCGTATTCAAATCCTTCATCAGCAATAAGCTCTTTCATTAACTGGTCTTTATCCATCGTCTTCTTCCTCGTCATCAAGACTTCTGTAATACTCAACAATCGCCAAAATATCTCTCGTATAACGCTTAATTTCTGCCATATTATTGCTAATATTTTCATAGTCTTTAGTGGTTAGTGCGTAATAGGCTTGTTTGGGTGCCTTTCCTTCTTCAATCAGTTGCAGGTATTCTCTCATTATATCGGGGGTCAATATCTCCCAATCAAAATTAACCATCTGCATTTCCATAGGTAGCGGT